ACATTTAAAATCTTACAATTATGCAGCAAATCATCCAAAAAATACATAAGAGTACGATTCATAGACCAATTGCATTAAGAATGTAACCAAGCGCTGCACTAACAGCACCAATAATAATTTTCCAAATATTATTACTTTTCATCAGATTGAGTTTTAAGTTCGACAAAGTTATTTTCTTCTTTAATTGAGTCCACAATGATAATAAGACCCAACGGAGAAACTCGCTCAGAATAGGTTCCAAGACCATCCAAAGAATTGACAATATAAGGCGCCATAACATCACGACCAGTCTGTTTGTCTTTAAGGGAAATGATAAATTTCTGCATAATTGTAAGATTTTAAATGTTAATAAAATAATGAGTTTGGTTTCTACAGAGGCAAAGGAAAGAATTATTTTTGAATAAACAAAATATTTCAGAGTTTTTTTTTATTCTACGGTTAAGGTGTGAGTTGTGCGTTTATAGACAAGAGAGACCGAATTTGAGATGATAACTCAAATTTCCTTCGGACACAACTAGGGGCTTCGCTTGAATAACATAGGGGTATAGGCACGGCAAGTCAAGTCTGTCTTGCCTTTGCGCACCTACGTGCTAAAATACCGGAGCGGAACGCTCCTCTAGGGAAGTCGCTCCGCTCCATTTTATACAAGGCCCTACGCGGGCGGCGGGTGTATATCGCTCCAGAGCCGCGATGGGCTCCTAGTCCTGAAGTATAGGACGTAAAATGTAGACATATTCTTCTGTCATAGGACATTCTTCCCATGTTTTAACCCAAGAAGAACAAGATTCAAAAGTTCCAACTCTCGAAAATACAACCTTACGGCCAACTTTGATACGCAATTCATATTTCATAACTGTAAATTTTAGATTATTATTAGTTCTTTTCTGTATTACAAATATACAAAATAGTTTGCAAAGTACAACATAATTGGCATTAAATAAAGTTAATATCCTATACCATTTGAAGAAGACGGATTACCGCGAGAACTAAACTTTAGCCTAGGGATATTCCTAGGGATATTCTGAAAGATATTCTGAGATATCTTCGTACCATAATCTACAGCATTACGAAGACCATAAGAATCAAAATCCTTTTTAGCATTTCCAGCAGACCATTTATAATAGTCACGGATAGCTTTATCTTTAGAATACTGCATATTCTTGCGATTATTTACATTCTTGTAATCCCAGAGAGAGTCATAATATTGCGTATAATAAGCCATATTCGTAGCCGAAATCAAAGCATCAGCAGTACCAGAAGCTATCTTATTAGAAATTTTCTGACCTTGTGTCTGAGCGGCAATCTGGACTGCACGTTGAAGTTCAGTTTGAACCTGCTTTTCAGTCAAAGCGCCTTGTTGCACAAGATTATAAAGATACTGAGCCTTTACAAACAGATCTGCTTGCTGCTGAGCATCCATATATTTATTCAGAATAGCTTGAGAATCAGACTGTAGATAAACCTGGGTCGTTTGAGCAGCAGAAAGTTTACCAGCAGTGACAGCATTTTCTAATTGTTGACGATCCATAGACTGATCTAATTCAGCAGAAATACGACCTGTTGTCTTATTCCAATAACCAGATTGACCAACACCAATATTTTTATAATTAGTATCACCTAGAATCTTATTTACCAGATAAGGAGTAAGAGTCTCTATCTGGTTAGATTCAGAAAGGGCTTTTTTGGCTTGAGCAAACGAAGACAAAGCCTGATCAACAGAAGAAAAGTCAAAATGAGGAGCTTGCATAGAAGGAGTAGAAACAGAACCAGCCTGAGCTCCAGTAGGGACAGAAGCACCAGCGCCTGAAGCACCTTGAGTAAACGGGTTGAGACCACGAGAAATCATAGCTTCAGGAGAATTATATTCATTCTGTTTGTTCCACATTTCCTCTTGCCAATCACGCGTTTTTTGAGCTTCCTGGCGTTGAAAGGAGCGATTTAATTGAGCTTGACGCTCATTAGAATCGTTAGTGTCAGCAGTAGCAAAAGAATTGCCAATAGCGCTAAAAAGACCACCAAGAAAATGATGTTCATTTCTAGGAGAGAGAATACTCTCTCCAATCTCTAGATACCTCATTGTGCACTAGCGGCAGGGGCGGAATCCGTAGACGGCGCTGCCTGTTCCTCTGCCAGCATAGCCTGAGCGTATGCGGTCAATTCAGATTTTTCTTGAGACAGTTGCTGTAATATAGCCTGACGCTCAGACATAGTTTGACAATGACGAGAAATAACACAGTTAAAACGCTCTTCATCCGTCATATTATCCATCACAGTAGACTGCGTAGGATGCATTTGAGCAAGAATATTATTAACATTCATATCACCAAGCAAACGACGATACTTCTCTTGATTCAAAAGAATCTGGGTCATATCACATTGAATCAGATCACCATCAGGGGTTTCATCATACATAACCGAATCATATACGGAAGCCTGATAACACGGATTGCCTTCTTTCAATTCAGGCACATATACATCCTTTTCAAAATTCTCATTTTTACAAGCAAAACTTCTCATAATCAACACATTAATAAGGTAAACCATTTCTATCCAAATTCTGCACAGCATAAACCTGGAAATTAACATTACACAATAACTGATCATATGCAACAGAACAGTTCTGACCTGAAACCTGAGGTTCAAAGATAGAGTTCAATTGCTGAGGACGAACTTTTATTGATTGATACGACCAAGTACCAGAAGAGGTAAGAACATCCCATCCATCAATTGGAGCAGACCAAGACTGGTAAGCCATACCAGAACGGAATGCAGCGTGAACAGTATCAATATTAGATTTCCATTGCCAGTAGCGGAGATTATATCCAAGAGCACCAGAAACCGTACGAGACGGGCTATTATGAAGATTCAGAGCGGGAACGGCTTGCATGCCTAACTGGTCGAATGCAGGTTGGGGGAAGTCAGTAATAGCCGTAACAGTCAACTGAGGATTCTGGCCAGTCAGATTCCAATCAACCAAAGGAACAGCATGATAAACACACATAATTACCTGATGCTCAGCACCACAATCATAAGTTAACATATGACCAGAATTAGAACCTACACCTTTACCAGCGATCACGGCTTGAGAACCATCAGCTTCCAAATTGGTATTCAAAACTTCATTAATATTGATTACATTAGACCAACCTCCGATATAATGAGCATGATTGCCCATGTATTCAGGAGCTTTGATGCCAAATTGAGCACGCATTTGGTCCGAATAATCTTTGCTTGCAAACTGAACTACCTCTTTCCAGCGCTGCAAATATTCCGTTGCACGGATTGAAAGGGCGGAGAGATTAGAATTAACATAAGCAAAACGATTAGATGTATCAGTATTAGAAGAAGCCAACGAAGAGCTGGAAGCTGCATTAGTAGCACGACCAACAGAACCACCTGCAGAACCCGTAGAATTCCGAGAAAGAACTACAACATTAGAAGGGTCAACATTAGTTAATGATGGTAAAACAGCCACATCTCCATATTGACTACGTGGAAGCATACCCATAAAATAATCTTTCGGATAGTTTGCATACCGAAGCTGGAGCATTTCAGGAGCAAGAGCCAATTGTGATTTACCGTCCCAATAATCAACATTATATGCGTAAGCCAGATGTTTTTCCCATTGAGACTCAGAGAAGAAATCATAATAAATCTTCTGATAAGCCAATAGAGGAAGAATGTTTACAACCTGACTGGCACTATAAACCAAAGGATTAGAGAAATCAGAAACAGAATCTTTACCTAAGTAAGCTTTGGTAATAGCGGCTTTAGCGGTATTGTAAGACGAAAGAAAAGAACCATAACCAAGCATATCCAATATCTTAGAAGCACCATAGACATAAGGTAAACCGGCATCATCAAGAACATCATTATTCCTAATCGTTTGTAGACTCAATGACAATAAGTTCAACGTTGTGTTCGGAACGGAAGTTAACATCTCGGCGTTAGCAGTATTACTAGCAGCAGCTGTCATATAGTCCGTCATTTGAGTAAAAGCCTGCGGGAGAGCACGAGAAATCAAGCGTAACGGCACAGCATAGAAGTCATAATACTCTTTAATACGGGTATAAGCAGCCGTATTCACAGGGACGGTACGAGTAAACCAATCGGAAGAAATACGATATTTGTTATCAGGGATAGCAATCTGCCAATAACAAGGAAGAATTTCTCCAACTTTTGCCGTAAATAATTTTTTACTAGACAAATCAAAGGAAGAGCGATGCACGGCAATTTTCGCTCGATCCAACGGATTAAAATCACTCATAATCAATTAATTTAAATTAGACCATACGGTTAAATATATTGTTTGCGTCATTCAGTTTCTTATGCTTAATCATATCGCGACAGAAGGTAGCAGCACGGAAATCAAGACATTTTTGTAAGTCGCTACTTTGCCCATTATCATAGGCACTTCTTGTATCGGGTTTCGCAGATTTGAAGTAATTACAAGTCGCGAGAGATGGGATTCTGGGGTCATCAAACGGTACTCGTATTTGTTCTTTAATGGGATGAATAAATCCGTCTGCGTATTCGCCGTCTTCACCGATACCAATGGTCGCCATTTCGCATCCTTCGGCTGGTACATAGAAATACCGAAACATAGGGGCATGCAAAGTTTGTTGTATTCGCAACGAATCACACATTCGCACATAGTCCGCTTTCTTTTCATATTCTATTCCAGTTTTGATGATAAACATAATACGATTGGCATAAGGATCAAGATTACCACCGATGGGAGGCAAATGCCAATTCCTAAGGAACTTAGAGACATAAAGGAATAGCCGATACAACTTATTAAGATAAGATTCAATATCGACATCAGAAGAACTGTTACAGAGCCTAGTAAGGCACCGAGCATTATGTAATATAATTTCGTCTTCATTGGTTAGATGATGATTCAATGTAAGATACTGATAATAAGCACGAATAATAGAAAAGATAGAATCGGAATCATAATCAATGATACCGAACCTTGCTATTCTTTTTGGCGCGCTTGCAACAGCTCGAATAATTCTAGCAATCGCAGTAGCATCGTCATAGCGAGCACTTGAGAATCTGGGCAATAAGGTACGGATATACGACATGGGGGGAGTTGATTTAACACTAATCCCGTTGAAGTTATAGACTCGTCCATTAATGACAGAATCGATTTTTTGTTCAATCGCGTGATAGACGTCTTCACCTTCCTCAAAAACCTCGCCTTTCTCAAAAAATCCAAGAGACGCTCTTTGTCGGGGTTTAAATGCGCGGCATGCTCGATATAATAAGGGAGCAGAGCTAAGGCTGTTAACGTAAGACGCAACGTACGATGAAGCTCCACCGCGGGCAATCTGGAAATCTGAACGACCGAGCTTCCAACTCTTATCATGACACTGTCGTAGTACCTTTGAGACTTGTTCCGAGTTCGTGAATAATAAGATATGATAATGCGGGCGGAAATGGACTGGTCCGTATTCACCCACAGCGTAGAAGTGTAACATTTCATAAGAACCTAAAGCTGTTTTTAAATGTTTACGCAATCGTTTAATATAGTTCTGAACATCGACATAGTTCAGATAAGGGATAAGATTATCTCCGTATCTAGCGGAAAGCTCTCCTTTTTTACCGTAAGGTGTAGCGGACTTCGCCTTAGCAATAAAGGAGCGGATAGCATCCATAGAAAGAAACCAATTATCTTTAACCGGCTCATACTGAGATGATTCGCGGTTATACGGCACTGTACCCTGTACTTGTGTAAAGAATATATGACGCAAGAGAGATGTATCTGAGCAACTATATTCGGATATCGGAATATACGAATGTTTTTCATAACCAAAAACTTTATCTCCTGAAATACTTAAAGCATCTTCATACTCACTATGCAGAACCTCACAATTCATCAAAGGAACATGCTCATTATCATAAGTAAGCGTTACAAAATAAGAGTACTTGAAAGTACTTCCTGCGGTCTTCACACGCATAGAAGCTTTTTGAGCACGCTTATGAATACAGTAATCACATTGTCCACAATCCACGGCAATACGTTGACCTGTATAACGATTAGTTATGAAAGAACGATATTTGCAATGATCGACAGCTTTAAGTAAATCAGGAGAATATTTCATTTTTTTCGTTTTTCTATATGTTGATGACGATTTTTAGGACCAAAGGAAATATGCATAAAACCATCATAAGTAATAAATTGATCGTAAGCAACATTATCCATAATATAAGAAAGCAACTGATTATAAGTTGTAGAACCATAAGGCTTGAAGTCAATAGCTTCACCTATCAAATGCTGAGAGTTAGGAACTCCTCCAGCGGATTCATTCTGAGTTTTCGTACGAAGAGCACTCGTTATCGTAAAATGGAAGTTAAGCTGCAGCAAATCATCCAAAAAATACATAAGAGTACGATTCATAGACCAATTGCATTAAGAATGTAACCAAGCGCTGCA